CTACGTTGTGTCTGTAACGTCTGCTGACGTTGTTGAGCAGCTGCTGCCTTCTTCTGTTGGCTTATTGATGCAACAGTACCTGCCGTAGTCACAGCTGCTAGTACTAATTGAATACCCATTTTAGTCTCCTATGTATTTACTGTAAAGTCTTTCAACATTCTCAAAACCAAGCCTCTCAAGGACTGCATCAAAGGGTTTATGCACCTTGGTGTTGACAGTAAGAACAGAAACACCCATATTCTTTAGATCATCTTCTACAAATTTGATTAACTTGTAACCTACAAGACCTTTTCTATAGTCAGGATCAATGTAGATAATGTCGTTAGATGCAAATATGTGATCTTTGTAGTGAGGATGCGGTCTTGCAATTACAATAAAGTAACCGACTAGAACTGAGTCTTTACGTGCAGTGTAAACCCCAAGGTTACCAGCTTCGTAAATAGACTCATAGAAAGACCAATCAGGGTTTAGTTTGATCTTATCTTTATTTACTGCAATCTCTTCCCAGTGTTTGTAGAAGAGTTTATCAACTTCTTTACGCACTGTGTAGAAGTCTTCTCTGTCGAATTTAAAACCGTTGGTTTGCTGCACTAATAATTCCAAAACCTAGTAGTACGAAGTCTTTGCCCTGTTCACTCTCGAAACGGAGCCTCATACTACGGCCATGACCTCTCATTTTAAGTCGTGTGGTTACGACATTTTCAGGGTAGTCCCAAGTATTCAAGGCAGACTCATTGACGACTGGCATGTACTTAAGACGATAGGCTTGCTGTGGTGTAGACGAAGTGTTGTTACGGAAGTCCCAGTAAGAAGACACCAACAATGAAGACTCTCTGACTGGATTATAACCTAGTTCGTCACTACCTGCAAACCCTGTCTCAGTAGGACGTAGATACACTTGTACATACGGAGCATTCTTCTTGAGTACTAGATCACCAAGGAAGTCATAACCAGCTTCAGCATAGCTACTGTAGTTAGCATTACCCCAGTCTAGGAACTCAGTACCTTGGAAGAAACCAAAGGTCATCTTGCTATTAGAAGCATCGAAGATCATAAGGGCTACAGAACTATCAGCTTGTGATAACTGGCTTAGCTTGTTGACTACTACGTCATCTCCGCCTGCTGTGAGTACATCGTCACCATCAGATGTGAAGACATCAAAGTCTACAAAGTCAGAACCGAAGCCCTGTATATACTCAGAGCCAATGATGTAGTCTGTGTTAGATGTACTATCGGATACTTCCCAAGGGTAGAATGCTTGGATAGAAATATCTAATGTAAGGACACGGTTCTTCTTGTTGAAAACACTCTCACCATTGTTAGGGTAGAACCAGTGTACTCGTTTGTTTGTAGCATCATACGAAGCAATGCAACGATCCTTAGCATTACCGTCAATCTTATCAAAGAACTTCTGAATGGTAGGGATAGTCAGGTTCTGTTCTTGACCACGACCACTTACCTGATCGAAGGATATTGTGTGGATACCATGCTTGGACCACCACATTGGTACACCTTCTACAGATACAAATGCAGAAGCATTGTTTAGACCGACCTGAGTGATACGAGAGATAGAGTACTCAGTAGCACGGAAGACGTTATCAACACCACTGATCTGCCACACACCATTCTCAGCAAACACAAACAAGGTAGAGCCAAAGACGTGTAGCTTCTGGATGTTGTAGGCATCAGGGATTACAATGACACCACCATCTGTATCAAGTAGATCACTGATCTCTTCAGATGTAGGGTCATTCTGTTGGTAGCAACGACCAGCTTCAGTGATGTTATCTAGCTGTTTACTGAATAGTATTCTACCACCATTCTTAGCTGAAGTCAATCCAGCATAGAATACACGACCAGAGAATGCAGCTACAGTTTTAAACCGTGTAGGCTCAGTCTCAGTTGTCAGCCCACTACGAACCTTGTTAAAGAAGTCTAGGATGAAGTGGCCATTACCTGTGAGGGACGTACCACTAAATACCTTCTGCCACTCAGCCTCATCGAAGTTACCGTCAGCATCCTTACCTGAGTACCAAGGGTGTGTTAGGGCAGGGTATGCTGTGTTTTCTGTCACGTAGTCCGTCAGAGCAGCAGCACCCTTAGTGCCTACCCACCCTGCGTTGGTGGTGTCGTAGATACGTCTAGCTGAAGGAGAGGCAACCTGCTCAGAGTAAGGAGTCGTATCACCCTGCCACTCGAAGTCTCGTGTACGAGGAGTAATCTGTGCTGTAGCTATTGTGTCAGCCTGTGGATCGTAGGTGATGTAGAAAGGATTGATAGCCTCAGAGACTACAACAAGATCACCATTGATAGCAGCCAGTTGAACCTTAGCTGTACCTGCACCTGGGCTACCAGCCTGCCCAAAGGGTGTCATGTTTACAGAGAAAGACTTCTGATTAGCTGAGTAAGGCTCAGAGGCTATGTTGTAGAAGAATAGTTTACGACCAGTCTGAACTACAAGAAACTCAAGACCTGCCTGACCAGCTACGTTATCCCAGATACCTGTAGTAAATTCAAAGTCATTATTAATGTTAAAGGTGGACAGGACATTACTATCCTCCACCTCTACAGCTAGTCTACGGCGACGAGAACCATCTCTCTCAAGGAGACAATTCAGTTCGTCAATGGAAGCATCCTCAGGAAAGGTGAGTTCACCTGCCTCAGTTATCAGGCCCTTGATGAACGTGTTTACTACCTTTTGGCTTAGTCTTTGCGGCATCTTGTTTCTTCCGTTCTTCTCTGGCTTGGTGGAAAGACTCTCGACGGGCAGCTTTAGTTTCTTTCTTGTTACGTACATAAGTCTCAACAGCAATTTTAGCCATCTTCATGCTGGAGTACTTACCACTAAGCTCACTTGGCATTGCACCCTTAGTGAACTTTATCTCAAAGAACCTGTAACCGCCGATAGATTTCTCAATAATAATATCTGATACAAACTTATCAGACTTACAAACACACCTTTGGTTAGCTGTGTCTTCCTCAAAATGAACCATTAGGTTCTCCCGTAATGTGGCCTCTTGTTTTCTTGCTTGGTTTTATACATGTCATTCTGCACGAAGGACTTAAGACGACGAGCAGACTGTTCAACCTTAGGATCACTACCTGACTTAAACAGAGAGAAGCAGACAGACTTAGCTTCAGCTAGAAGGTAAGGCAACATGCTGTCATCAATGTCAGGGGTGAAGTCATTAGTCTGACTGAAGGTTGGGTAGATATAACCGTAGGCCCGTGTCTTGCTGTTTTGTAGTGTTGTGTCTACTGAAGCATCGTAGCTATTCATGACAATGTTCTCATCATCAAAGCTAGTGTAGTAGGTAGGCATACGATCATTACGGATGTACAGGGGTGTACCACCCTTAACGTCAGTGACTACAATACCTACATTAGGTGTCATACGGTCTAGGAAGACCATAGGTTCCACGTAGCTTACATCGGCATAGTTAGTGCCAATGTCGTACTGGATCACNTCTAAGACACGAGTATTAGCTGGGTACTTAAAGTGTGTAGGCTTAGTGCTATCAGACAAGGATGTCAGCTTAATCAGTTGACGGTGCTCAGGGATGTCCCGTGCAGATACAATGTTAAAGAATGTATCCTCAATGACAGAAGCAATCTGCTGTGCTTCTACAGTATCTGAAATAGAGTTTACAGATTCTGAGTCCATATCACTAAGGATAGATTGAGTCATCTCTAGGAGGGTACGTTTCATTATGCAGGTGCTCCTACAATAGACCAGAAGGATGAAGCATACAGAACATCTCCTGCTACACTCCTCTTAGAGTATACTTCAATGTAATCATTTGGTGTAAGAAGAACAAACCCCGTTACAGAAATAGAACCCCAATCACCTGTGGAGATACTTCTGACAGTGTGAGCACCAGGAATAGCTACACCATTCTTGTAGATCAACCATTCAACATCTTTATCAGAACCTGATGCTTGTTTACTTGAGAGTGTGACAGTAATCTGAGCATTTATGTCTACTGTGTTACTGTACACAAGACGAGCATTAGGGGAATTAGTTACAGTGAACCCATCAACTACTGATGTAAGAAGAGTAGGATTGAGTACGGTTGGTGACGTAGTTGCAGCATGTGTGTAAGCTGGGGTAGTTGAATCAAATGCTATGTAAGCACCTACGAAGTGATGATGAGGTTTCCATACACCTGAACCTGAACCGTTAGCTACGTACACCTCGTTAGCATTAGCAGAGGATACACCCTTAGGCTCATGGAGATATGGATCAGTGAGTGTTGAGTGGTTTACGTTAGCCATTAGGACATCCTTAGGTTAGTGAAGTGTATATACTTAGAGGATATACCCCCTGGGAGACAAAGAGATTATACAAGCATTCTCAAATCTGTCAACAACAAAATGAAAGTAAGTAGGAAGGGGAGCCGAAGCCCCCCAACCTTTAAGTCTTATACAGCAGGGTTCGTTACGATAGAAACGATACCTTCTGGACGGTACTTCTTCACACCGTAACGAGCAGTAGTGATATACTCGTGACGTTGGAAGTCTTTGTTGTACTCGTAGTCAACCTCTGGAGCTTGACGCCATGCACCCACGAATGGGTTAGCTGTCGCATCAGAAGAGAAGAACAAGTTAGCAACACCGTTGTTAGTTGAGAAGTCATTGGCTGTTGTGCCATCTTTCTCAAGCAACGCAGAGTCAGCTACTGTAGCTTTCAAGTAGTTAGATGTGTATACATCAAAGCCATAGACGTTAGCTACGAAACGCATACCAGTTGCGATACCGTCACGAACGATGCCTTCCCACATTGGGTTGTTTGACACGTTTGACAAGTTAGTCAATGTGTTCAACGTGTACTCAACGGATGGGTCAACGATAGCAACCATACCACGATCAGGTACATCTGCTTTCTTCAGTGAGTAACGAGCAAATGCGAAGTCTTCTACTTGAAGACGACCTGCGTTACCACCTGACACACGGTGAGCAATACCATCAATAGCTTCTGCGGAGTTAGCTGTTACACCAACTTCAGGGGAAGCAAAGGTAGTGGACTCAAAGTGTTCCATGATTGCACGTTCTTGCTCAGGAACAAAACGAGCTTCCAACTGTGCACTGTAGAACGAGTCCTGTGCAGCTTTCTTAGTGATGTAAGAAGCTGACTGGAGGTACTGGTCAACAGTGAACTGAAACTCGGCTGTGTCCATAGGAACGTAAGCAACCTGAGTATCTTCTGTGTAGTCAGCAGTAACGGTTTTACCGATTGTTGGGATAGTGAATGTGTCACCATCTGGGAAACCGTCAAGCATACGGACGTACCGTTGTGCCTGCATTTCGTCACGGAGGATGTCTTTGAGTTCTGAGGAGTATACCTCGGAACGGATCAGACGTTGCATGTCTGCATTTGAGGAAATCATACCAGCCATTGTGCTAGTCCTTTTCTAAAGTGAAGGTAGTACCTTCGTTGAGTTTAATTGCCGAAACCATCACCCATCCGCATCTTATCTTCCATAAGCTGTTGTTGGACTTTAGGTGTGTAGTATTCGTGTTTGTTTGTTCGACGTAGGTTCTGATAGTAGGCCCAGTTACGTTCCGTCGAAGACTGCATGTTGACACCTTCTGTTCGAACCGAACCTTGAACCATTGGGTTGAAGGTCTTCTTCGGCTCACCAATCAGGCTAAAGAATGCGTTAGGGCTTTCAGCAGCAATCTCTTGCATACGTTCAATGCTAATTCCTAACTCATCTGCTTTCTTCTGGACTGTTGCCTTGGCTTCTGTGCCGTAGCTCTTTTCCAGTTCCTGATCTACGATAGATAGATTCTGCTTTACCAGGCCATCTTTCTCTCGTGCAGATAGTGTCTTTTCGACAAGGCTCTTCAGGTCATCCTCACTCAGATTAGGGTTGGTGTTCCCGTCTGACGTGCCACCAGTATTATTATTGTTGGGCATTGCAGCATTCGCAGTGGTGGGGTCTGCGGCCTTATTCTGCAACTGGTCGAGAAGTTTTTGAGCATAGTCCTGTTTACCTAAGTCTTCACGCATCTGTGTGAGTTGTGACTCAAGTTGTTGGATGTAGCCATCAGCTTCTAATTTGCCTTTAGCTAGTACCTCAGGATTATTCCAATTCTCTCCCTTAGCCTCTACGAGCTTTGCTACAAAAGATTCCTGTGGTGGGGAGGTCTCAGTAGTTACTTGCTCTGTCTGAGTAGACTGTGTGGTTGCAGCACCCTCAGTAAATACACTCATAGTTATTCCTTATCCAGTGTGATTAGTTTAAGCAGATCGTCCAGAGCCTGGTTATACTCATTGGTAGCAATCTGTCGAAGTTCCCAATTTGGAACATCATAATCACGAACGGATTGTTTCTTCTTGAAATCACGTTCGAGAATTTCTTTGAGAGAATCGAAGGCATTCCGATAACCTAGTACCTCAGCCTTTCGTTTCTCTTTCTGTCCTGCCTTAAGACCTTTAAGCCATGCTGACTGCATTACTTACCTGGGCGTTTCTTAGGACGGACGGAAGTCTTAGGTGCAGCAGGACGAGCCTTAGGACGTAGAGATGTCTTAGGTGCTGTAACCTTCTTAGGCTTAGGTGGGTTAGCACCTGGCTGGTCCATTGTTCCTGCACGAGGGTTGAAGGTAAACTTCTTTGTAGTTTTCTTAGCCATTCTTAAATTCCCATTTCTTGAGCAGCCATAAGCTGTTCTTGATTAATAGCTTCAGCTTCTTGCATCTGCTGTTGTGTTTCTAGTTGCTCAGTGACTTGGATGTTCTCACTGAACAATGTTGGCTCACCTAGTTCATCTGCAAGGATACGAGCAAACTCTTTACCTGACATGTGTGCTGCTACAGAAGGATCAGATAGTTTGATCTGGTACAGCTGTGTAAGGTTCTGGATACGACGAGCACGTTCAGCAAAGTGACGAGCACCTACAGGAACGATCTTACCCTTAGCTGTGATGTCATCCTTTGTAACTGTCTGGAACAGGACTGCACCTGTAGCATCATCCATAACTCGGATAACATCAGACATGTTCATGTAACGACGAGAGACCTCTAGCATTGCATTCAAGATTGGCTCAAGGAATGTACGTTCGAAGTGAGCAGTCTTGTGTTCAAAGATACGAGAGGCTGCATTCTGTAGGGACTGCACCTCAAAGGCTGTCTTCTCACCAGCAGTACGGATACCCATAGCTTGCTTAGGTGCACCAGCCATCTCTTCCATCTTGTCTTCTAAGAGCCTAATTTGTAGGTCTGCTTGCAATGCTGTAGCATCAGGTGCTAGATAACCTACGTCACCCTCTTCACCTAGATAGATACGAGCACCAGGTTCGAAGTCGAAGTCCTCTACGTCACCACGAATCTTCATGATTGGGTAGGCGATCTGGTCGAAGACATCAGCCTTAAGGTTCTCAAGGTGGTCGATACGGTACTGCATACCTACGAGGTTATCCAGTGGACCCATCGCATAGAGGTTGTCTGGACGTGGACGCCACCCTGCGTGGAAGATAGGAGCACTACCCAACCAGCTAGGGTTCTCCTCGTTAGCTAGTACGTAGGCACGGTCTACAACAGTAATGATACGATCACTATGCAGCTTGCCTTCAGCTGTGTCGTAGAAGTCACCGTAGAAGGTGAGGATTTCTACGTAGTCTGACTCGTAGTATTCTTGGATAGATGAGAAGCCATCAGCAATAAAACCATCAGCCTTGTACTCATTGTCTGCACCACGGACTGATGCACGAGCACCCATCATCTTAGAGAAAACACCCTCAAGGTGAGAGTTAGAAGGGTCGTTATCAATCATTGCCCGTATCTCACCAAGTGTCTTGATGGAACGGATGATCTTAGGGGCCTTCTCAAAGCTAGAGGCAGTAGGGTTAAAACATAGATCGTAAGGAGAGATACGAACAACCTTGGGACCAACGTAGTTGACTACAAGATCACCAGCTTCTTTAACTTGGTAGTTGTCTTCCCAAGCTACGGTAGCAAAGCAGTTACCATACTGAATGTAATCATACAACAAATCTGAGGCAGTGTCTACAAGTTTAGACTGACGAACCTTATTATTCATGTAGGCTTGGATTACATCACGTTTAGCTTTGACGTTGCTGTCTCGTGTGTCAGCCTCAAACCGCATCCACTTCTGCTGTGGGAACAGAGTAGCAAAGTAGTTAGCATGGAGGTTGTCCATGATCTGTGTCAGCTTAGGTGTAGTGGTGCTGTTAGACCAAGGCAACATAGCATTCTTAGTTGTCTTAGTATCAGTAGCATACAGATAGTTCCGTAGCTCTTTCCACTCTTCTAACTTACTCTGACGAAGGTTAGACCAAGTTTGCCAACGAGTAGCAATCTCAACAGCCATGTGGTCAGGGCCAAGCATGTGTTGTAGTTCGATAGTTTCGCCAGCCATTTAGCCTGCTCCTCGGAATTTGTTGTTAGCCCAAACAATGTTACTGCTTCTTGTTCTCTTAACTTGCTGAGAAGGTTTGACAGCAATGTCGATAGCAGAGGCAAGGGCATCTTTAATATCGTCGTGGGGTGGGTGTCTCATTGACAACTCTTCTTCGAGTGTCTGAATGTTACCACCTCGGTAGTGCCAAATCTGAAGGTTATCATAACGTGGCTCAAGGGTAGCTGAGATACGTTCTTCTTTGTTACCCTGGTGTTTGTTAGGACGATACTCATCAATGCTGATGGACATACCGTGCTGCTTGATTAGTTCTTTGAGTTGCTTAACGATAGCCTGTTGTGCTACTGTAACCTCGGCCCTCATCTTACGGAATGACCACTTAGCTGACAGCTGAAAGATGTGATCGAAGTACTCAGAGATACGGTCAGTACGGAAACGATCAATGTCTAGGACATAGATGTTATTCATGTGGTCTACACCAACTACAACAATAGCTGTGTAGTCAGCCTTCTTAGATAGACTGAAAGCAAAGTCAATAGAGGCTACGATGTTCAGCTTACGGTCTCTGTAGAACCAGTAGCCATTCTCTTGTGTGAGATGCTTACGTTCGTAGTACTGGAACTTAGTACGGTCAACAGGTACGTTGTCTGGGTCACTAGGGTCGTTGTAGTACTGTGCTCGGAACTGAGACTTATCTAGGTACTGACCACGTTTCTTAGCTAGAATCTGCATGGTAAAGCCGAAGTACTTACCGTCCTTACGTTGCTGCTGAGGCCACAAGAACTCTCCAGTTCCGTCTCCCCGATCCTCTACTGCTCTCTCGAACACCTCGTAGATTTGCTCTTCTGATACCTTGTTACCGTCTGCATCATACTGGTCCTCAGTCATCTGCATCAGATCATTGTACAAGTCAGAGGGGTGGTAACGAGTACCTACGATCCACTCTTTAGCATTAGCACCTTCGATAGATGAGAGAAGAGAGTACTGGCTCTTAACCTTCTCACGACCCTCGTTGGTGTAAGCATTCTCATATACCACCACATCGTCAAGGACTGCGATGTCACAGTGCATACCAGTAAGGGATGTAGTAAGGCCACCAGTGAAAACAGAGGGGTCACGTACATTCTCTTTCTTACGTTCAGGATGGTCCAACATAATCTCTGAGTTGGTCCACTTAGTTCTTTTGCCCTCTTCTTTGTTGACATGCTCAGGCCAGTAACGGCGGTACGTCTCAGAAGTAAGGATAGACTTAATGAAGCCTAGTTGTTTCTCTGCTAGGTTAGCTGTAGCTGAGATGTAGAGGATACGTAGGGTAGGGTCTTTAGTTAGTTCCCATGCTACACGATAAGCTACAAGACGAGACTTACCGTGGTCACGAGGGAACAAGAGTAGTTGGTGTGACTTATGGTCTGCTCGTGTCCACCAAGAACATACGTCCTCATGAGCTTGACCCAAGATTTGCTCAGGTGCTACGAGTTTAATAAACGTAGCTAGATCATCCTCAGATGCCTGTCTAATTTGAGCAAGGGTTACACTCATTTATTACTAATGTTCCATTGTTTGACTACTGAGTCTAAGCCAAAGGCTGCACCAGCAAATGTAAGTATAGGTAGGTTAAGAACCTTTACAGCTTCACCCGCCAATAAGTTTCCGAAGAAGACCCATAAGAAGATCAACAAGAGTAGGACCGCCAACAGTAGGGCTGCTACCTCCCTCTTCAGTGTTTTCTTTGGCTTTGGATTGTCCATCAAGGTATTCCTTTACTCGAAAACCTGGACATGCTTTAGAAGATANTTCGTTGTGTCCACGTATTTTAGCATTGCTGTGTNTGTCTGTCAAGTCCTTGATAAGGTTATCCAGGGCCTTACGTTGAAGGTCTGTGTAGTGTTCTTCAAACTTATCGTCTGCGTCAGAACCAAAACCACCAATGAGACAGATACCAATAGAGTTCTTGTTATGACCCTTAGCATGAGCACCAACACGTTCCACTGGGCGGCCTACACACACGTCACCCTGACGATCTAAAACAAAGTGGTAGCCAATATCTGACCACCCTTTATCTGTGTGCCACCGACGAATCTCCTCCACCTTCTGTTGACAGCTATTAGATGCCATCCACTTAGGTTGTGTAGCAGAGCAATGGATAAAGATTTCGTTAATCTGTCTCATTAGTTAGCCTTTAGTTACTGGACGAATACGTCTTGAGCACTGAAGTTGCGGTTGTCTGAGATACGGATAACAACTGTACCTGAGGCATAGCCAGATACAGTAGCACGGTAGAAGACTTCCTCAGCATCAAAGCCTACGCCTTCGTAGTTGCCTGTAAAGGTGTCTACAACAAACCAGTCAGTCTGGTTCCAGCTACGTTCTACAGTGACTGTAGCACCCCATGTACCTGACAAGGAGAGGTTAAAGTGACCTCTGATCTGCAAGGCAGCTGTGCTACCGTTAGCAGCTAGGGATTCTGATACATTAGACATGATTAAACCCCTTCAGACTGAGCAGCTGCGTATGCAGCCTTAGCTGTATCAGTGAAAACCTGATTGGCGATTGCAAATACTTCCAATGCTTCCTGTGCAATATCAGCATCAGGTGTAAGCACATGGCGGTGGAATGAACGAGAAAGCTCTACGCCATCCTCTGCAATGATGGTTGCTGTTCGTACCTGCACAATAGGATAACCTGCTGCAAGGTGAATAACCTCGATCTTGTCGTTGGTAGTTGTTTTAGTAAGAGCCATTACGTCCTCCTGTATTTATCGTGGGGTGGTTGTTAGTTTGAGATGTAGTCCATGCTGAAGGATATGTCGCCATCGGCTGTGAACTCGGTGTCTTGTAAGTTCGACGTGCCAACAGCAACATCGTTAATGATTAGGTTGACGTAATCTACATTAGCCCGAAGGTCACCATACACGGCCTGACCAGCAGTTACATTCAACCCCGCAGCACGACCCACGACCATCACACAAAAGTTATTTGATAGAGTCTTAGAATTAAACGGAAGGCCCGTCAGGCGTACTGAACCAGATACAGAACCAAGAGAAGACAGGCGTACTCGTCCTTGGACGTGAACATGGTTCCCTGTTTTAATGTAAGTCCCAACTGCTACATCTGATGTTCCGTTGTTAGTTCCATCTGAAATTACTGGCGTCCACGTCCCCTCTTCATAGTCCGAGAACAGTTCACTTGTGCCAGTGCCAGAGGTGGCAGAGAAGTCGATGCCTTTGCCGTTAGCCATTGCTAAGTTTTGATAAACGTCAAAGTATCCAGATGTATTATACCTTAGAATAGTACCGTCCCCAGTTAAGACTGATCCGTCTTGCTGAGATAAAGTAAAGAAACCAGTATTGGTTGATTGAAGCCTGTAGTTATATCCATTTGCATTGGCACTAGATATTTCAATCTTAGGTGAGTTTGCAGATGCAACAGCCCCACCATTTATTGCTTGAAAGCCATCAATCGTTACGCCAGAGCCTGATGTCTTTTCAGAAATAGTATCTACAGAAACAGAACCATCAACGGTAACATCATTGTATGTTGGGTTTCTTCCGAAGATACCGCCTTGTTGTTTAATAGTCATGTATCACCTATGAAGTTATATTTGCTGTTTCTGTAACTGCACCAGCTGTTGCCGCAGTATTGTTGCCATTCATAATACAACCCGTTGCGTATACCTTTCCAGCTTGCCGCAAAATACCATAGTCTTGATCTGAAGATTGATCGTTAGTTAAAGTACAGCCAACAAGACTTACTCGTGAGTCTGGACCATTAACCTGAATACCGTAACTATCGGCACTTGATGTGTTGTCAAAAAAACCAGACCCCGTAAACGTAATCTGCTCAACTTTGTCTCCAATGAAGCAACCAGCCGCAGTTGAAGAAGCAGCCGCACCATTAGCTGCAAAGTTACCTTGCACAGAAATAGTAGAGCAGTTATTAATAACTGCACCGTGACGTTTGCATTGACGAACTTGTAATGATGTAAACTGAATGTCTCGAACATCATTGCTATTAGAACTGTCTAGTGTAGCAGTCCGTCCAGACGTACCGCCTGTGATTGTCTCACCACTGGTAAAGGTACCAGACGAAGTATTAACAATAATCTTTCCAGTCGTATAGGAAACAACAACAGCAGTCTCACCAGAGGTTCCACCTGTGACTGTCTCACCAACAGTAAATGCACCTGTTGCACTAGAGATGTTTAATTCAGAATAGCTTCCATCTATGCGAAGACCAGCAGGGTCTTGTTGATTTCCAGCACCACAACTAAACAAGAACAACCTATCAACCCGACAATTTTGAACAGAAGATGGATCGTTCATTCCACCAATATCATAATCAGCAAAGTTACTTGCCATCATCATGCCGTATCTAGCTGCCTCAACATAGCACCCATCAATATGCATCCCTGCTCCTGAGTTGACAAGGATTGCATACTTGGTATTGGAAAACCAACAGTTACTCACAACAAGGCTAGTGCCACCACAGAGCAAGCCAACAGATGTTAAACCTCCTGATTCTTCAGTAACTCTTACTTGGTCTATTAAACACTCATCTCCGTTGCTTGCGTTAACACCAACAATAGCAGAGCCACCTACAATTTGCAGTGTTGATGCAATGTGGCTTTCACCTCGAAGAACCAAGTTAGAGCCATATGTTGTTTGATCCATAACNANAGGTNNGTNGATTGGATGAATACCAGCAGGTATTCTTACTGTAGTTCTGGCTCCACCAGCTTGGTATGCTTTGTTAATTTTTTGAGCAATCGTTGTCCCGTTGAACCAGAAGGCCGACATCTCAGTAACGTATGGAGATATCTCTGTGGTTGCATCTACATTACGAATTTTAACTTGAGAGTTAGCAGCAGTCTCATTGGAAACAACAAAGATATTTGTGTGAAAGTTTGTTGCTGAAACCCCACCGTAAGTGGTTAATGTTGCTGCACCAGCAGAAGGAACATTTACTACACCGCCATCAAAAACAAGGTTTACTGTAGCTTGTATTGTTACATCTGTATTAATTACATAATAGCCTGATGAGGCTGGGATATACAAATTACCACCTCCAGCAGTATTAATTGCATTAGCAGCAGCAGTAAAAGCTGCCGCATCATCCGTAGACCCATCACCGACAGCACCATAGTCTTTAATGTTGTAGGATGATCCAGAGATCATTCTGTTGTGTACTTTAGTTAAAGACATCTCTATCTCCTTGTTTGTTGTGCATTACAGGAACCTAAGTGACAGAGTACGTGAGCCTGCAAACCTGTTCTTAATGTACACGTTGCCATCTGTGTGCGGGCTGACTGTTATCCTGTCTGCTGTACCTGTTGCATCAGAAACCTGTACACCAGTTGCAGCAACTAGGCTGGTGCCCCCACCGATAAAATCACACTCAGCATTTACGTGCATTCTATAGTGAAACAACCCACCGATATTTGATGCTGGTGAAGCAGATACACCATTACCGATAGACAACATGCCTACGTCTCTAGGTGCAGGGATTGCAACAGCAGTGTTGGTTGCTAGTGTGATTTCAAACGAGCCACGTAAGTCTGTTAGCTGCGTACTAAATGATGCAAATGTATTGCCTGCCGCCATGATCTGTTTTGGAGTACCAATGACCCTTTTGCCACTGGATCGTTCCTGCACGTCAAGTGTGAGTCGATCAAAGTTCTCCATACCAGCACCACAGATGCCAACAGTGAGTGCACCTACAACAACCTGCATAGTTCCAGAAAGTTCGTTAGACGCCATACGCAGTGATGCGTTATCGTCCAAACGAATAACATGGTTTGCTGTGCCGTGATGCTCAATGCCCTGAAAGTATAGGCCCCAGCAGTTTCGGATGATACCACCTTGACCTGCCGCATCGTCGCCGAGTGCACGACACCGTGACATAACAATAATATCATCAACATTACCGTGGTGGCTAAAGTTAGAGATACGAACGTGACGCATCTGGCCCCAGATCATTGCACCTACATTGCCAGTGAGGCCATAACCCACACGGGCTGGAAAATCAGTGGGATAGCCTGGAGTGGTATTTGGGTATGAAATATCGTTGCGGCCACGGACGTTTGTTACAGTACAGTTAGCTGCCTCAAGGAAGTTAAGGACACCAGACTTTTGTTGGTCACTTCCTACAAGACGCCGTGTGTTGTGTCCACAGTTCTCGTAGGTAACACCATCAACAATCGTCATAGCATCATCAGAATCACCGTCTGGGGCAGCAGCACCGTTTAGTCCTGCAATGATAACTGGTGCATTTACGTTATCAAAGTGGTTGTTTACAAACTGCACACCGACTGCACGTTCTTTCTCGCCGTTGCCGAATGTCCCGTCACGTCCCTGCGTCCATAGGCCCACTGGCAGATTTCTAAACGTGCTGTTGGTGACAAGGCCATTTGTAATGCCAGTATCAAATGCAAAGCCTTTACCACCGCCAGCAGATGGAACCATTTCAAATCCGTCTAGGTTCTGAAAGGTGCAGCCATCAACCACTACATCACTAACACCAGCAATCAACGAAAGCAGGTTGTCGTTCCAGCCGTAAAGTGCGATGTCGCCAGCTTGGGGTGCTGCTGATAGTGCGTTGTTGAGGGTCAATGTACGTGTCGCACCTACATAAGAGCCTGTGAACGAAAACTCCCTTTCCGCAGCTCCAGTAGCAAACTGAATGATACGCCCCTTGTAGAAGTCATCGACACTAGAGGCCGATGCAGGTAGGACAACAGACGTTGTAGTGCTACCTGCTGGTAAAGTAAACTGAACGAGGCCTGGGTAATCAGTGCCATCAAAAGTAATATTGCTGAAACGCATGTCACTTTTGATTGAGCCAGCAGAACTTGAGTTAGGGTCAACGGATTTACCAAGGGAGCCTGTCGAAGACCAGTAGTTGAAATCAATTCGGCCATCACGAACGTCTGCACCACTGTCAAAAATGATATCGCCGTCCATTGCAATGCCGTTACCAAGAGCAAGTGGTAGTTGGTTTAGAGCACTGTAATCTAACACAGTCTGGAATAGAGTACGGTCAGTTCGAGCAGCCCCAAACATATCAGGTGACACAAAGCTGCTTGGCTGCAATTCAAACTGGACACCGCCAGAGTTTGTGAGGTCGCCACCAGAAGCTACAACTTTGTACGCAAAGCCACCCTCAACAACAGTGACGTAATCGCCTGTACTAAAGAACGTCCCGTCTGCTGTGTCTGCGAGTAGCAGAGCAACTGTATCATACTCTTTCTTAGCAGTTGCAGAAAATAAAGAGTCTAATGCTAGTTGAACTGTTGTTTCAGTGCCGCCTTGGTCGTAGGTTACGTTAGCTGCATCATCTGCACCAAAGTCTAGGGTACGAGCTACAACAATCTCAATAGCTGCGTTAAGAGGAGGAGCTTCAGAGAACGTCAGGGTTGTCCCTGAAATGCTGTAGCCAGCTTTGTTCTGGTAGACACCATCAATGTAAACTTGTGTGTTGTCTGTAATAAATGCTTGGTAGCCTGTAGAGAATGCTACTGTGCTACCGTCACCTGTGTGAGAGATGGATGACAGAGTTGCACCAGCTGCACTAAGATCACCTACACCTACAAGTGTACCAGCAATCTTCAAAGCACCAGTGTCTACAAGACTAGCATTAAGGATGTCGTTAGAGTTCATGTCGAGGTCAGCACCCATAGCATTAGGTGTGCTACCGTCCAATGACAAAGTATTGTCGAACCCATCTTGTAGGTTCTCGAAGTTATTGTTTAGTGCCTGACGACTATAATAGCCTGAGGCAATAGTTGTAATATCTGGCTTCTTTGCCATAGTGTGTAATCCTTTACCAGTGGTGGATTGTTATATTAATTGAGCTTATTTAGTCCGAGACGTTCAGCCTCTTCACCTAAGAGCTTCATGGCCTCACGGTCCATGTCCTGCTCTTCTTTCTCTTGTAGCTTCTGCTTAGACTTAGAGGCTGCTTCCTTCTCAATCCAACCACGTTCCAGGAGGAGCTTGGCTGCTGTGAAAGAACTACGGCCACCTTCCTTCATCTCTGTAGCAATGGATGCAATAGCCTCAGACTTAATCTTAATCTCAGCCTCTCTACGCCAACGAGTGATGTAGGGCTTGAGTTGAGGAGCCTCACGGATAACTTCCCAGACATGCCAGTTGCCAAACACAGTCATAGCAAAGGTGTACTCAGTGGGGTCTTGAGGAACTATACTACGATACAAGTTAGCAATAGAAACATAAGTTTTACCATTGTGCTCTACATCATCATCCTTAAGAGTAAAGATAACATGAGTAGGGTCAGTATAACTAAGTTCATAAAACAGAGACTTAGTTCTGACTACACCCTTAACAGTCTTAGTATACTTAGTTCCAAATAGCATTAGTGTGGTTCCTTTAGCCTGTAAGGCAAAGTATAGCATAGGGCTTGACTTGATGTCAACATGCTATCTGATTACTACACACAATAAAAGGTTTCCTTTTTTTTTTAGACTACCTCTTGTAATCTGACTATCCTTAACTATATATACTAATAGTATATACTATTGGTATCTACTGTTAGTTTTTTTACTTAGTAGTATGTTAACTATAGTTACTCCTATAGTAGGGAACTACAGCCTTCCGCCCAACCTACACCCAAACACTAGGCTGTAGTATAGCTCTGAGAGCCCCTGTAAGCCTCTCTCATGGCCGACTCACCCCCTTAGGCTACCCTTACCCCCGAAGATACCTTAGTGGCCTTGTGAGCAGCTTTAGATAGACTGGCTCAGATTATTTACATGTCAGAAAAAACTGTGAGAAAATCTTTTACTGCAATGTACATATAGAAGGATA